GTACGGAACGAATGACCCGAAGATAATTCAGACAATGGTTACAAGCCCATTCTGGATTAAAAGAGAACCCCGTAAGCACCGATATGTGTATATTCTAACCAAAGATAAAAAGGAACGCAAGGCCCTCTTAAAATCGCTTAAACATGAGGTATTCCCCTACCCAAAGGTGGAATTGGATATTATTGATGAAGTTCATAAAATGGACCCGATAGATTTGGTAGATTCAAAATAATTTCGTATATTTGTATAAAATTATGTTATGGCAGTATCTAAAACACCACCGGAAAAACCACGTAAGTTTCAGCATGTTTATATAGATGATGATGGTACTGAATCTACATGGAAATATGATTTAGATAAATTTCCGAATGGGCCGATAGAAGTAACAAACAAATTCCCAGCCGGCTATGATAAGATGATGAAGAAACAACAAAAGGAAGCTAAGTTGGCAAAATCATTATCGGTATTAGAGAAAGCTAAGCAGGCTAAAAAAGATGGTAAAAAGTACTGGTAAAATATGAAAGTAGAAGGTAAAAATTATTGTGATGTATCCAAAGTGTATGTAGCACCAATAGCAAAGAGTATTGCCAAAGATATAATTGTAAAGAAACACTATACTCATGCTTGGACAGCTTGTAGATATGCAATTGGAATATATTACAAATCAGAAGATGCTAACACATTCGATGGTGATAAACTTATAGGTTGTTTAATCTATGGTTTTCCTGTTGGAGCAAAGGCATCCACTTCTATTTGTGAAGGATTAACCAAAGATAACATTTTAGAATTGACACGATTATATTGTGATGATGGTTATGGTTCTAATATTGAATCATATGCATTAGGACAATCTTTCAAATGGCTAAAAGAGCACGATAAGAATATTAAAGTATTACTTTCATACGCCGATAACGGACAATCGCATTTGGGTGGAATCTATCAAGCCACTAATTGGATTTATCAGGGATTATCAACTGATATTGCATTGATGCCAAATTGGGGTATATCATTACATAAAGACCCTTATCAATGGATTCATAGTAGAACTGTATTTTCAATGTGGGGTAGTGGTAACTTAGACCATTTAAAATTAGAAATAGGTAAGCAAGGATATAAAGAGTTTTGGAGAAGGGAAGAACCACCAAAGCATAGATATGTTCAAATACTTGCTCAGGATAAAAAAGAGAAGAAGGATTTGATGAAACGATTGAAGCATGAAATCAAACCTTACCCAAAAGATACGGCATCTTTCAATACAGAAATAGTACATCACCTAACTACATACGAAGCACCAGAAGGTGCGGCCAATTTTTGGTAATATATAACTCATTGATAATCAATAAATTAGAAAAAAGTACCCAAAATCTTTGGTAGATTCGGGTATTTTTCGTATATTTGTATAAATAAATTTTAAAATCATAAACCTTAAACGAAATGAAAAAAGAAAAGTACGAACAATGGCTTAAACAAAGTCTTGAAAAAGCTCCATCAATATCAGAAGTTGAATTGGGAAATATACCTGAAGTATATGAAGGTTATTTATATAGATTTACTGTATTAAATGGTGAATACAAAGACAAAGTTTATGTTGGTGTACATAAAGGTTATGTTGGGGATGGATATTGGCATTCTTCAACAGATGAAGATTTCAAAAAAATATTTTCAGCAACTGGTACAAAACTTAAATTTGAAATTCTTGAATATGGTGATTATGCACAAATGACTGTTCGTGAACACAAAATATTAAGTGATAATAAAGCTCGTACAAATGATAAATATATCAACAAATACAACGGAACTCCAAAGTATGTAGAACCTGATGTTGATAAAATGGAAGAATTGGCAAACAAAATTCTTAGCAAAGAATTTCCAATAACAAAAGAAGATGTAAATGAAGTTTATAAAACAAAAAGATTACAGGTAAGAGCAGAAGATTATACCGAACATAGAAGAAATATTAGAGAAAAGATTGATGAGGAAAATGGTAATACTCATAAGTGTAATCCAATAGTTATATATGAAGGTAGAATGGCAGGTGAGGATGTTGTTGGGGATGGTAACCACACATTAGATGCGGCACATGATTCAAAACATTGTACCGAAGTACCTGTTATGAGGATTCCATTTGAATATCATAGTAAACTTACCAATCAAGAGTTAAAAGGTGTAAGTAATCTTTTAAACAAAAAGCCGGATGTGGAAAAAGTATCAATGACACCAGCCGATGCCGTTAAGTATATTGTTGGCGTTTCTGAAACATCAGATACTCCTTATAATTCTTCTGGTAATAAAGTTTTCTTAGAAAAGTGTGGATTTTCAAAAGCAGCCATAACTAGGATTCTTAATAAAGCAAAGGAAGAAATTGCAGCAAACAAATTTGCGGCTAGTAATAAACTATGGATTCATTATGACAAGCCTGAAAACAAAAAGAGGCTTCAAAAGAAAGTTGAATTGTATGCCACAAGAGATACAAATACAATTTGTATAGCTCTATCATCAGCAATGTTTAGATGGGATACAATATGGAACACTTTATATGAAAGTGCAGAACTTCAAAAAGAAGAAAAACTAAAAAGAAAGAGTAGTTTGGTTATACTTGTACATCATAAAAATACAACTTGGGAAGATAATTGGAAATCTGGGTTGGGTGCACAAATATATAAAAAACTAAAATGGCATCTTACCGAATCTCAAAAAGAACCATATAAGGTTGAGTTGATTGAGATGCCAACTACAATGGTAAACGATTTAGATTAATGAGTATATTTTGGGAAGGACAATTAAGTAAAGAAGCTAGGCGTGTTTTGGTGATACCTAATATCACCAATTCCGCTAACATAGAAAAAGATTCATTCGTAGATGTTATCTATAATCACATAAAAGGATTAGAACAACACGGAGAATACTTTTGGAATATTATATTACCCGAACCGGTTAAGAAACTTAATTTACTAAATGTAAAGCAGCACATCTTACCCTTTTCGGGTGATATGATTAAAATGCGTACCTATCCGCCTGATTTCAATAGATTATTGGAAACAGTGGAGTATGATGTTATTTATTCCCATTTGCCCGATTGGCCTCAAGTTGGTAGATACAAAAATGATTTCAATACAAAAATTATTGGTTACTGTCATTGGTGGGAAATGAAAACCTGCAATGCGGAAGATAGAAAGAATAAATGGAGATGGATGCCTGTTGAATTATTGGGTATATCTCAAATGGAAACTTGCTATCTTAATACACAAGACCAAAAGAATAGAGTATTGGAAGAAGCTAAAATTTGGTTTAATGATGAGTTTGTTAAAAAGCTAGATGATATTTTAGTAGTATGGAATTTAGGACTACCAAAACAAAATGTAGTACAATCGGCATCAGAAGAAAAACGAAATATTATAGTATTCAATCATAGGGCAGCAGCTTATAAAGGGTATCCTGCCTTTGTTAAGTTGATGGAAGAATATAGAGAAAGAAGACAAGACTTTAGTGTGTGGGTGCCTCAGTTAAAAGGAACACCTGAACATAGCTGGATTGATTCAACTAAACTTCCAAAGCATGAATACTATGCTAGATTACAACAATGTAAAGTTGGTATTCAAATGAGACAAAGTAATTATGGTTGGAGTGTATCCGCTACCGATTGTTTGATGAATGGTACGCCAATGATATATCAAGAATCATTATGTTATCAGGAAATAGAACCAAATGGGGTATTCTTTAAATTTAAAAAAGACCTGTTTGAAATGTTAGACAAGATATTAGATGACGATACTTATAGAAAGGAGAGGGAGCAAAAGAGTATAGAAAGAGCATTAGAACTTTCAGAAAACGAAGGAAAGATGCTTATTGAATTACACAAAAAATTAAACGCGTAGATGTATCAAAACTGCTATTATCAAAGAGAAAAGAATTTAGTGCACATTTGGGATGATAAATTGGGATACCGCACTTTCCCTTATAGTAGATATGCTTATGAAAAAGCCGATAGAGGTGAATACACT